GTAAGAGTCTGGTTATGCAAAACTTGGCAGTTAATTGGATGGAAGCTGGACTTAACGGAGTTTACATCACACTAGAGCTTAGTGAAGGCTTGACTGCAATGCGACTTGACAGTATGTTAACTGGCACGCCAACTAAGCAACTGTTTAAAGATCTCGATATGGTTGAAATGAAAGTTAAGATGGCAGGCAAGAAAGCAGGTAATCTGCAGATTAAATATATGCCAGCACAAAGCAATGTTAATGACATACGTGCGTTTGTAAAAGAACTTAGCATCAAACAAGGCCAAGAAATTGACTTTATGTTAGTTGATTATCTAGATTTGCTTATGCCAGTTAGTGCAAAAGTTAGTCCAAATGACTTGTTTGTTAAAGACAAGTATGTGAGTGAAGAATTGCGCAACTTGGCACGTGAGCTAAACATTCTGTTTGTAACAGCAAGCCAGTTAAATAGAAGTGCAGTTGAAGAAATTGAATTTGATCACAGTCATATTTCGGGCGGTATTAGTAAGATTAACACAGCAGATAATGTGTTTGGTATCTTTACAAGTAGAGCTATGCGAGAGCGGGGGCGCTATCAAATACAAGCAATGAAAACCAGAAGTAGCAGCGGCGTTGGGCAAAAAATTGAATTAGAGTTTGACATTGATAGCTTGCGAATTAGCAGCATTGATGAAGATGAAAGCAACCAAGGCGGAACACAAGGAAGTAGTATTCTAGCAGGTATTAAAGCAAAAAGTCAAATGGTGCAGAAAGACGTAACCAACAGCATGCCGCAAGAGGCCCCTAAGGTGGTAGCCGATGTACAGAGCAGCAAGCTCAAACAAATGCTAGCAGGAATTAAACAAAACGGATGACCGATATGTGGAAGTGCAGCGAGCCGTATAATACTGTTTACTTAGAGCAAAGAGAAACTGAGTTGCACGTTGCTCCTTGTTGTGTTGCTACGCCCGAGTTGTATGACTACAACGCAACTTTATTCAATCAACCATACTTACAACAAGTACGAGCAGAGTTTGATAATAATAGGATACCAAATGCGTGTGCATATTGTGTAAAAAATGAACAAAATGGACTTACAAGTCGTCGACAGTCAAGTGGACAAGATGAACATGTATATCAACTAAAAAATTTAGAAATACATGTCGGTAATTATTGCAATCTTAAATGTGTTATCTGTAGTAATAAATGGAGTTCATCTTGGCGCAAAGATGCTGCTGCACTAGGTTACAAAACATTTAATAATTTTAAATTTAATCCTAGTGAATTAGTAAAAGACTTAGATACCGATACTGTAGAATGGTTGCATTTTAACGGTGGCGAACCGTTATTTACTGACATACACCAGGATGTACTCAATGGTATATCTAATCCTGAGATATGCACAGTGTATTACAACACTAATGGAACTATCCGAGTCAATGACAGTATGTTTGAACTTTGGAGTAAGTTCAAACTAGTAAAATTGATTTTTAGTATTGACGATGTTGGCGAAAGATTTAATTACCAACGTACAAACGCAGATTGGGCACAAGTTGAAAGTAACATGTTTTGGTATAGAGATGTTGCACCGTCAAATATGATGTTTGGTATTAATCGAACTATCAGTAAATTAAATGTAGATCATCTAAGTGACTTGGATGAATGGTTTGTCAATTGTTTCTCTACAAATAAAGAAGGCGACCAAAATGATTATACTAGTCAAGCTGCAAGCGGCACTTGCGCTATGGATGCCAATGAAACACAGTTCCAAACCTACATTGATAATCTCAACAAACTGAGAACCAATTAGATCTAATGCAACAACTTTTAAAATATACATAAATACTAAAAAGGACAAACAAAGTCATGCAAAAAAAGACTCGAAGCATCTTTGAAGAATTAGATGGTATTTATACTGAGCGTTATAAAAAACTCGAAGAGCGCGAATATGTTGTTGAGACTCGTGCTAGTAATGTTATTGCTAGTGCAGTACGCCTGATGGAACAAATTGAACAGCTATACGATGCCGATCAAGCTGAAAATCTACATCGTAAATTATTAAATGCAATTCGATTGCGTGATCCAAATAAGTTTTCGAGATCGGTAAGGCGCACAAATGAAAAGTAAAGCACAACTAATACAAGAATCCCTGCTAGCCGAGATTGAGTTTTTTAAAAAAGCTGGAAAAGCTGTTTCTAGTGTTGCTACAGGTTTAGATAAACTTAGTAAGTTTGGAAAAACAGTACAAGACTATGATCCATCTAAACCTACTGTAAAGAAAACACCAGCAGAGGATCCGCAAGCAGCGTGGGATGCCAAACAAAAAGAAATTGAAGACGCAGCACGTAAGGCTGCATTAAAGAAAAAACTAGGCAAAAGCTCAGCTGACATTGCTCGGTATCGTAAAGAAAAAGCTGAAAAAGCTGCTATTGCAAAAAGTATTTCTAGACAAAAGAAAAAACGCCCTGGCAGCATTGCTACAGGAATTGCAAAGTCGGCACCAGTTGCACCAACACCGGTGCCTGGGCAACAAGTAAAGCCTACAAGACCCACACCGGCAAAATCATCCAAGCTTCCTACAATTGGCGGCATGCTACCAACTGATCCTAGATATCCAGAACTAGCAGCAAAAGTAGCCGCTGCTGAAAAAAACAAATAAGGTAACCGAATGAAACTTTTAACTGAGGGTGGCAACGTTTTTAAAGATTCCAACGGTGCATCTGCTACACAGCGCATTAACCAAACTGACATCAAGCCAACTGTGCAATGGCTTGAACAGCTAACTGGCTTGCCTCTTATGGATAACATGCTGGGTAGCACAGGACAAAAACCAACATCTGGTGATTTAGATCTTGCAGTTGACAGCGCAGTTATTAGCAAAGATGAGCTTAGTAACAGATTAACACAGTGGGCAACCAGTCACGGATTTGAGCCAATAGAATGGACAAAGAAGTCTGGCATTAGTGTGCACTTTAAAACACCTATCACAGGTCGTGAAGACCGTGGTTATGTGCAAACAGACTTTATGTTTGTGCAAAAGCCAGAGTTTAGTAAATTTATATTACGCAGTGATCCTCGCAGTGAGTACAAGGGTGCAACACGAAATATTTTGATTAACAGTATTGCAAAAGCAGCAGGACTTAAACTCAACCAAAATTCAGGGTTGTATCGTAGAGAGGACAATGCTTTTATCACAGACGATCCTGATAAGATTGCTACAATGTTATTAAACAACAAAGCAACTAAAGAAAATTTGGCCAGTGTTGAAGCTATACTAAATCAGTTAAAGACAGACAATCAACGTGATGCTAAACTAGCAGACTTCCGTGGCTATGCTGAACGTGAAGGATTTCAATTTGAAGAAATAAACGAAGGTGGTGCACACTGGCTTGCACGTTTGCGTGATAGGATTGTTAACCAGGGCATGGACGTTATTACTGAAAATCCATACACACCTTATAAACTAACCGAGGGTGTGCGCATTGAACACCCTGAAGATTTGATTTTTGATTATGGCAGCAAAGGTCTTACACAAGCACTTTTGGGTATCCAACGTGCAGCAGCTGAGCCTGCAAAAACCAATACCATCAAGTGGGATGGCAAGCCGGCCGTTATATTTGGTCGCGACAGTGCAGGAGATTTTGTTCTTACTGACAAATCGGGCTTTCTTGCAAAAGGCTACAATGGGATGGCCAAGTCACCAAAAGACATTGAACGCATTATGAGCATGCGCAAAGGCGACAGAACAGAGTTAATTGCAGTGTATGCTAAATTGTTTCCTTTGTTGAGTCGCACAGTACCCAACGACTTTCGCGGGTATGTACAAGGCGATTTGCTGTATAGTGATACTCCTCCGCTGGAAAATGGTGCTTATGTGTTTACGCCAAACACAGTTACCTACCGTGTTAGCGCAGACACTCCATTGGGCAAAGCAGTGGGTGCCAGCGAAGCAGGTGTTGCAGTACACACAGCAATCAACGAACCAGGCGGTCCGGCAACACCTATTACCAGTGCAGTGTTAAACAAAGCACCCGGTGTGCTTGTGCTTGACCCTACTATGAAAGATACTGGCAGCAAGATTACATTGAACACTCAGTTGATTAAACAAGTAGAAGATACTTATAACAACTATGCACCAGAGATTGATGCATTTTTTAATCCAACCGAATTGCGCAGTAGAAAAATAACAAATACTCCGGCACTGCTAAAACAATACATTAACAGCAAAGTGCGCAGCGGAAATTATAAAAACATGATCAAAGATTTTGGTCCATGGGTTGAACAAAAACAACCAACCAAGGCACCTCGAATTATTGATTGGATGAACCAAAACAAAGGAGCAGTTACAGCATTGTTTAGCGGCTTCATAAACATCAGTCAACTTAAAAACGACTTAGTGCGTCAGTTAGATGCACAAGAGCAGGATGTCACAGCCGACATACTTGGAGAACCAGGGCATGAAGGTTATGTAGGTGCAGGAATGAAGTTTGTAGATCGCATGAGATTCTCACAAGCTAACTTTGCACAAAACAATCCAGGGCAAAACTAAATGAAGATATCTGAAACTATATGCCCGGCTAATCATAGTAATGAAGCAGTTAACGAAGCACTAGACAATCCGTATCCATTCAACCTTACTGGTCCTAATGACTCGCAAGAGTTTGCGGCAATTGCAAAAACACCAAACGGTGAGTTAAGAATGGACTTTGAAACAACCGATTATGACAACTTTAGCATTGACTTTGCAGTTGGTAAGAGCATGGGCAAAACTGAAGCAGGCGATGAGTTTAGAGTATTTGCTACTGTGGTAGCAATGATGAACAAGTGGATCAGTACAGTAGGCATCGAAAGTGTAGAAAGTATTGACTTTGGTGCTAACAAAGGTGAACATGCTAGTGACGGTAGAGCAAAACTGTATACTAGATTTGCTAAAAAACTTGCCAGTCAACTAGGTTGGAAGTTAGAGCAAAGTACTACATCAAATCGCAGTACAGAATTCTTTAGACTAACTAATCCTAAACCAGTACCACGTGATGATGCGTATTTTGATGCATTGGAAGACGGCAATCTAGG